ACGGACTTCCACTATCTAAGAGAGATATGGAAAGAAACAACTGAAAAAGATGCTGCCGATACAGGTGGAGTAACCAAAACACCTGCCGAATAATGGGATATTCGGGTTGGTCGGCAGACGCATACACAGACCTTTCAACAAGTAAAGGGTATGCACATAAAAGTGCTGATGACATTTTTTCGAAGTCAGCAAAAAAAGACATGCTCCCCAAGGATTTGGATGTAAGGGAATCACGTGACAGTGATGAACACCCAGAATCTCTTGCTGTGATGATTTTTCTCGATGACACTGGAAGTATGGGTAGAATTCCAAACAATATCGTGAAAAACGAACTCCCTACTCTTATGAACACCATTATCGACAACGGTGTTGAACACCCACAAGTGCTTTTTGGCGCAGTTAATGACCATCATTGCATCGACACCCCGCTTCAAATGGGTCAGTTCGAGTCAGGAACCAAGGAACTTGACAAGTGGTTGACAAGTGTTTCAATCCAAAGTGGTGGTGGTGCTCAAAGCAGGGAAAGTTATCTTCTTGCGTGGTACGCTGCGGGAAGGCACACTTCAATCGATTGCTTTGAAAAGCGTAACGAAAAAGGTTTCCTTGTCACAATTGGCGATGAAATGAGTTGGGACGAACTTAGTCCCAAAGCAATCGAAACCGTTTTCGGTGGTGAAGCAAGCGAAGCTGTGACAGACAAGCAACTGCTCGAAGAAGCACAGAGACTTTATAACGTGTATCATATTCACGTTAACGAAGCAAGTTACAGGGATGACCCACAAGTCCTGGGTTATTGGCGTGACATGCTTGGTGAAAGACTCATCGTTCTCGATGACCACACCGCAATCTGTGCTACAATAGCAACCCTGATAGCCGTTCAACATGGTGTTGACTTGGCTGATGCAACTGCCAAACTTGACCCCAAGATTAAAGGTTTTGTTACCACGGCTCTTGCAACCGTTGTTACAGGTGCGATTGTATCTGCCAGTGACGATGGTGTTATTGATTTATAAGATGAACCGTACATAGATAAAAAAAGGGTGCTGATGCAAATTAGCTCCCTTTTTTTGTAACATATTGAAATACTTTTCGTATAATTGCATAATAAGTAGGAAGAAAAAACCAAAAGAAGAAATAGAAAAACAAAGAAAATCATTAATTAAATATTATGAAAATAGACATAATCATCGGGGCGGGGTTCGGTGACGAAGGCAAGGGGGCACAAGTTAATTTCTTGTGTAATCAAACCCATAAGCCAATGGTGGTGAGATTCAATGGTGGACACCAAGCAGGACACACTGTTGTCTTTGAGGGTAAGAGACACGTATTCTCGAACTTCGGTTCAGGTACTCTCCGTGGTGTTCCTACCTTTTGGTCGAGATTCTGTACCGTAAGCCCAACAGGGATTATGAATGAAGGCAAAGCATTACGTGATGCGGGAGTGAATCCCGTCTTGTATTTGGATGCTAATGCAATGATTACCACGCCTTTCGACATACTTAAAAACATTGATTTGGATGACAAATCCAATCACGGAAGTGTTGGAGTGGGCTTCGGTCAGACCATTCAGAGGAATGAAGACATGTATCACCTCTATGTTAGGGACCTATTATATCCAACAATTCGTGATGCCAAGCTCAAGAACATCATCAACAACTATTACGGGTTTAACTTCGACCCCAGTGAAGAACATCATCAAAACGCCAAGACACGAAAAATTTATAATAAATTTATCGCTGCTTGTGATGATTTGGTTGAACGTTACGATATTTGCAATGGCTTCCAAGGACTCTACGACCACAATTTCATTTTTGAAGGTGCGCAGGGCATCATGCTTGACATGGACTACGGGTTCTTCCCGAACGTCACACGAAGTAATTGCACCGCAAAGAATGCCTTGGTATTGATAAAGGAAATCGAAGCGGGACTTGGGTATAAAGTGAATGTCAGGACATATTATATGACAAGGGCATATCAGTGTCGTCATGGAAACGGTCACATGACCAATGAAGACCTTGACAACTCCTACATCATTGATAATCCTAATGAAACCAATCAAAGCGATGGATTCCAAGGCAAGTTCAGAAAATCAGTATTGGACCTTGATATGTTGCAGTACGCAATTAATTGCGACAAGTACGAGAATCCTAATTCAAAACGAGTATTAGTTGTGACCTGTCTTGACCAAGTACCAGCAAGAATTCCTGTTACATCAAATGGTGAATTGCTTGAAGTAGAGTGGAAACAAATTGCAACAAGAATTGACCCCATATTAGATACTTGGGGAAGTTTTAGTGCCGAAGGTTATAAATTTCCTTGGGAACTCAAACCTAAAACCGAAAAAGTATGAAATTCCTGATTCAAAAAATTGACCATAGAATGAAACATGATTTTAGTTTTACGTTATTGGAATCAATAGAGTATCAAAATTGGTTGCAGAAAGATAAGAAAGCCATGTCAGCCAAATTCATTGACTATGATTATAAGAATTGGTGGTTCAAACCATTCCATGAACACTATGTGCCCGTTGGAAGCGTGGAGTTCGTATTGGCGTGGTTTTGGAAACACCAAATACCATTTCCCAAACCCATGAATGTTCCCAAGGAATTGTGGTCACGTGCAGGACGCACCGTTTGGAATGCAGATGAAAATGGTTATTATAAAGGTTATGGTCAGTTGTTTGTGAAGTCTAATGATACCATTAAAGGTTTCAAATCAGTAATAAAGGAAAGCTATGACCTACCTAAAGGCAACTACCAGTTTTCCGAGGTCATTGATATTGAAAGCGAATGGCGTGTTTTCGTATATCAAGGCAAACTTGTTGGACTTCAGAATTATAGCGGGGATTTCACGTTGTTTCCCGACATGGATAGTATCAATACAATGATTAATCAATACAAATCAGCACCTGTGGCGTACACGCTTGATGTTGGAATCAAACCTATTCTTGAGGTAGATGGTTCATATTATAACAAGACCTTTGTAATTGAATGTCATGACTTCTTTAGTTGTGGACTCTATGGGTTCGCAAATCATAATATATATCCGTACATGTTGTACAGGTGGTTCCACGAATACATGAAAAGTGTTCGTAACAAAGATAATTAGTTTTCGTATAACAAATAGAAAGAAAAACATACAAAATGAAAAACGAAGTTCAAGAAATGTTAGATAGTGTATTCCCACAACTCCCAAAACTCTATAAAAAAACGAGCACTGGTAAAATTCAAGAGTGGATTGTTGGTGTTAAAGTAGTTAATGATGGTGCAATTATCGTCAATAATTATGGACAGGTCGGTGGAAAGATTCAAGAAAGCCAAGAACTGGTATCAGAAGGTAAAAATGTTGGTAAAGCCAATGAAACCACAGCACTTCAACAAGCAAATGCACAAGCCAAAGGTAGATGGGAGAAGCAACTCAAAAAGGGTTATGCTAAAACCATTGAAGATGCACAAGCGGGTGTAACCGATGAGGTTATCGCAGGTGGTGTGTTCCCGATTCTCGCACATAAGTTTGCGGAGCAGGGACATAAAATCAAATATCCCGCATTGGCACAACCTAAATTGGATGGTCACAGGTGTACTAGTCAACGTGACGACACTGAAATCACGCTTTGGAGCAGAACAAGAAAGCCAATTACGGGGTTGCCTCATCTAAATGAGGCGATTAGAAAAGCCTTTAAACAAATTGGGCATAGTTTAGAACGTCTTGATGGTGAACTTTATCATCACGATTACCGAGAGAATTTCGAAGACCTAACAAGTTTTATCCGTCAGGAAGTACCCAAAGAAGGTCATGAAGTGGTTCAATATCATGTATATGATATTCCTGACGAGAACCTCACTAACCGAGAAAGGTATGAGATTCTTGAGAGTCTGCGCCCTGTGTTCGAGAACACTCCCATTAAGATTGTGGAGAGCGTTATCGTCAATAACGAAGACGAACTTTATGCCTATCTTGATGACTGTCTAGCTCGTGGTTACGAAGGTTGCATGGTCAGGAACTTCGATGCCAAGTACAAGTTCAAGCGTTCCTATGACTTGCAGAAGCTGAAAAAGTTTGATGATGATGAGTTTCGCATCATCGACATAAAAGTTGGTGTGAAGGGCAGCATGGCAGGGAAAGCCGTATTCATCTGTGAGAAGTACAGGGACGAGCAACCAATTCCCGAAGGCAAGACTTTCGATTGTAAGCTCAAAGGTAATATGGATAAACTCACTGAGTATGCAGACGACCCCTCACTTGTGATTGGGAAAATCTTGACAGTTAAGTTTCAGGGTTACACCAAGTATGGCATACCCAGGTTTCCTGTTGGAGAACGTTTTAGAATTGAATTATAAATTATGACAGATAAAAAATTTCCGAGCTGGAGTTTAATAATCGCATTGGCTTTTTGGTGTATTGTATTACTAATCTTTAATCATTGTAGTTAAAATGTGTTATTCAGGCAGATGCTATTGGGAAAACTTCATGGGTGACTGTAGGTTCCCACACCAAAAAGAGGTGAGAGAAAAATATAAGTACCCTGTTTGTGGGATGAATGTTCAAAGCAAAGAAGAACAGGAATACGTGGATGATGTGGTTAAGGACGTTCATGCTATATTGAAAAGCATATAATGAAGCTAAAAGGAACATATAAGCAGAAGTACACTCTTGATAGAAAAGCTAAAGAGCTTGTTGTTGAGGTTGAGTTGAAGCAACACGATGGTCTTGGTGTGCCTGGTCGGAACATTTGGTATGGTGTGGCAACGGCTAATGACCAAGACATTAAACACAAGGATTTAGCTTGTTGTGTGAATGCAGAATACATGGGAGAAACCATTGGGTTAGAGATAATTAAGGTTTGGCAAAACCGAGCAAAGCAATTAGGAAATAGTTTTAGATTAAAAAGAACGAAAAAATGAAAGTCAAAGCATTGCGTGATAAAGACACGAAAGAGTTTATACATATTATTAAATTGGGTGAAAAATTCATGGTATTCACGGGTGAGATTCCAAATGTGCAGCCAATGACTGCAACCATTGAGATGATGAGTAGCATCTATCCACCTAAAGAAAGTGAATTTGATGATTTCGACAACTTTGAACTCGTGGAATTCGACATGGTTGAAACAGGTGAAGTTGGTGCTGACATCAGAAATAAATTGGGTCCACCAAATAACCTAGTTGCATTACTTGAAGAATATTTTTCATCTAATGAAGAAGAAGATGAGATAACATTATTGGAAATCATTAAGAAAGAAATGAAGCAGACAAAAGTTTCTATTGAATATCTTGCAAGTCTGCTTTAATATATATATATTTGTTCTGTTCTTTGAAAACATAGTCTTTCTGCTGAAAGCAAATAGTAGGTTCTGTGTCAGAATTCTGGAAGTGAGAGTCCAGTTTATACAAGCAGATAATTCACCTATAATCCTGCCAAGAGGATGTTGTTTGTAGTAAGATACCATCGCCAAGTGAAGCAGTCTGGTAAGGGCAGACCGATGGATATTCCGCTTGGAAACGGACAGAAAGATTTTTTATTGCGAGAATTCGAAGCCGTTCAATGGCAATTGGTAGATGTGATGACAGCTTGACCCCGAAGGATAGTCTATTATCATGGGAGTTCGATTCTCTCTTCTCGCTCAATACGGTTGGATAACTTAATGTAAAGCGGTATTCCTGAAATAGTTGGTAACGCCAGATACAGAGTCGAATCCTGTTCCAACCACGAAGCCTAACACGGTGGCTACGTGTTCAATGCTGTATAACGTGCCTCTGGAATGGAGGTCTGAATGCCAGACAAAAAGAAGGTTCAGCAAGAAGGAAAGTTTTCGCAAACCTAATTTTGCCAATTGAATAAATATATAATTGGGGCAACTAAGGGACTCCCGTGGGTGGGCATTCCACCCTGTTAAGGGAGTCCCTTTTTTAATTAAAAACGATATGACAAAATTAGAAAATTTACATATTTTTTTCAAGCATGAGTTCATTTCTTAGAGAAATGACTGTTGAGGATGACCACGAAACAATGAAAAATCGTGCAATCTTATGCTCAAGTTGTAATATTTGTATTGGTTTTATTGAAAAAAATAATCTCGATATTGATAAAATTAAAAATTATATTAACAAGTTTAAAATCATTTAGACATGGCGTATATGCATATAGATAACCTCTACAAAAACCAGACGATAATGCTATTCAAGGAGTGCTACGCTATGGAAAAAATACATGGTTGTGTACAAGGTAAAACGAAAATAAATTTATTTGATGGGGGGAAAAAAGAAATTTCAAAAATTGTTGTCGATGATTATGTAATGGGAATGAATAATGAGGGTGCGATTATTCCGAGTAAAGTAACCCAAGTTTTTCATAACGGAATTGAAAACGTATGGTATGAAGTATCTGGAACACGTTTTAGTGCTGGAAGAGGTGGGAATGGTCATTTTATGATTAAATGTACAGGGGAACATAAATTTTATTCACCAGAAAAAAATAAATATCTTAATGCGCAAGAATTAAAGGTTGGTGATGACGTATATTGTTTAAAATCTGATAAGAATTTAACATATTTACAAAAACAGGTATTATTGGGGATTATGTTAGGTGATGGAACATTCAACCAAAATTCAATTTCGGGAAAAATTGAATGGGGTCATAAAAAAACCGATGCCGAATATATGGATTGTATTTCAGAGATATTGGGTTATATTGTCAATCCTAATAGGAGAAAGACTATTTCTGGTTATGGTTCTGAAATGTTACGTCAGGAAACGTTTTCAAATCATTTTATTAAAGATTATTTTAAATCGTTTATTAAAAAGGGTAAAAAAATAGTCCCTAAATGGGTTGCTGAAGATTTAACACCAATATCAATAGCGTTTTGGTATATGGATGATGGAACATTATTTCATGATGATGGACAACGTGATAGAATAAGTTTTGCCACATGTGGTTTTAATAAGAATGATTGTGAAGTATTAGTTAGTGGTTTGAAAAAAATGGGTATTAAATCACAAATAAAAAAATATTCTGATGGATATAATAGAATTGTTGTAGATGCTGATAATTCTATTATATTATTTCTACTAATGTCACCATATATTTCAGAATCAATGAAATATAAAATACCTGTGGAATATAGAAAAATGACATCAAGTATATTTCCAATAGAAAAAAACGAATATTCTCACGAATTAACGCTTCAAACAATAACTAAAATAAAAAAGCGTAAGCTACAAACGGGATTAATGAAGCACGATATTGAGACCGAAACCAATAATTATTTTGCTAGTGACATATTGGTTCATAATTCTTCCGCTCATGTCGGTTGGAAATTCGAGACCAAGCAAGTCAATTACTTCACTGGTGAGAACCACAAATTGTTCCTGACGTTGTTTGATGATGCTGCTTTGAGAGCAGCTTTCGAAGCGATTTTCCCTGACCAAGATGCTGTTATCTTTGGTGAACACTATGCAGGAAAGTGTCAGGGTATGTCTGGTACATATGGTAAAGTATCTAAGTTCATTGGTTTCGATGTGAAAGTCGGAAACGTCTGGCTTAATGTACCGAAT